ATCATCGTAATTTACATGGTTGTAAAGTGACAAACTATCAATAAACATCTTTAATTGATCGAAGTGTTTTGCCCATATTAACAAAAATTTAAGCATCATTTGAGCTGAACGTGGCGTATTAATACTTTCTCTAACGCTATTCAATACACTAATTTCTGTTGAAATATTTCCTAATCGAGACTCATATCCTTCAAAGTTTTGACCTAAATCTAAGTAGTGCTGGGGTATTAGTTTTGTTATAAAATTAGGATTTACCTGGTCATACAATGATGCACTTGTCAGTAATTGCGTATTCAAACTTGCGACCTTTGGAAATTTTGGCATTAAAACAGGAGATCTTTCAACGTCTTCGGCAAGGACAGGAGAGTCAGAACCTGTCAATCGATTGCTTATTATGAAATTCTTAATTGTTTCGTTTCTCGCGTTATTAGTATTGTCTAAAACTATATTGTTCCCTGTATAATCTCCGTACGGCTCATTAAATTTATAGTATAGTACAAGATTGTTGTCTCCGTTTACAGATCGATATAAGTTTTTCTTTATTTCTTTATCAGATAATTTTCTATGATACAATCTTACTTCGTCTAAAGACCCGCTAAAAGTTTGCTGCTGTTCAAATATTACATCATTGTATCGAAAGTCTAGCCCGGAGCCAATACTTAAGTCCGCTCCTGAATAATTTAAACCTAAAACATTCAAAGCATTACTAGAAGAAACAGCTGTTTTTACTTTGTTACTGTCAAATGTAATTAACTTTAATTTTTGGTCAAATTCATTGTCAAACATTGCTGTTATATGAGTAAAACTTCCTTTATTTATCTCTTTGTACACACTTGCATGTCTTGATCCGGAGGTTATACCAAAATGCAATTGACACTGTTCAGTACTTGCAGATTTTGATAAAAATAAAGTTAAGTTATTTGCTAAACTAGCTCTTTTTTGAAATATAATTTGGTTGTCGTTAGCAATTGACTCTGGCCGTATAAAAAATTGAAGTGAAAAACTATTAGTCTGCGGATCTAATGTCAAGTCTGAGTGAGTCTCGACGCTATTAATTTGAGGTAGCCTAGTTCCATTTTCATCTAATACACTTATTTGTGTGCCATTTGAAGATGATTCTCCTTTTTGAGTCCCAGAAAAAACTAAATATCCCACATTTTTTGGGTACAAATCCAAAACGTATTTTTCATAACCCGTTAATGAATCTTCAAATGCCTGTATTTGTTTTTCTTTGCCGTTAAAAGGATAATAATTTAATATGTTTAAAAATGATTCGTTTACTTTTGCAACTGCTGAATGAAAGAATACATGATTTTCAAATTGAGAGTAATCAACATTGAGTTGTTGTGTTGACTTCAATGGCATGTTGGACTCATACCTAAAAGAAGATGTGCTTTCAAAATTAGTGTTGCTGATATCACTAAATTTAAATAATTTTTTTGAACCTTCTTGAATATAACTTTTTAAATCTTTGTCACTTCTTCTATATTTTGATTTAAAAAATCTTCCCTTATAATCTTCTAACAACCTTTTAGTCATATAATTCTCTTACTACTCAATGATGAAATTCGATGCTGCATCTTTGATTATTACATCAAAACTATTGATTTTAATTAAAAAGTCAAAAACATAAGTCCTACCTTTCGGCACAGAATTCATAAAAAAGTCAAAGTACATTGCTTTTGAATCATTAGATAATTTAGTGGCTTTTAAATCAAAAGGAATTAGTATGTCATCAGAATCAGAATCTCTAACTCTATAATACATGCTGTCATATATCTCGCTAGGCGTTTCATACGGTTTTTTCTTAAAAGATATTTCTTTATCTGCATTTTCTACAAACACTCTTAATCTAACTTTTTCGCTATCTTTATATCTATGTCTTAAGTTTAATATTTTTGCTATAATTCTTTGTTCACCTAGGTCAATCTTATTCCTTTTTGTATTATTAATTTTAAGTGAAGAAGATAGGTAAGTAATTGTTTCATTTGCATTAGTCCAGACTTCATTAAAAGTAATACTACCTGTTGCTAGAACGTGGTCATATAGCGCCGGCTCAAAACTGCTTACAGCAAAAGAAGACGAATATATACCGGTCAACCTCCCTTCACCTCGAGGTACTTGAGATCCTGTAAATACCTTTCTAAAGCTACCTGATTCTATTTTTAAGAATAAGCAATCTTCTCCTGTAACTTGTGCCTGTGCTGTATTAGTTATCAGATTAGTCAATGAATTTCTTGAGAAGTTGTTCAAGTACAAACTACCTGACGTGTCAAATTCAAAATTTTCATGATTGTCTTGAATAGTATCATCGTATTTAATTATTAACTGAGGTCGTATATTAGCATTCAAGGTATTTCTTGACGCAAACCTTTTTACAAAATATGATTTACTGTCTTTTTCAAATGAGCCTGATAGTGCTATTAAAAATCCATGATTAGTAATTAAATTTTTTGCTGATGCTGACACAAAATTAGTGACATCCAGCAGTAAATCTTCTTCACCTGTTTCAAAAAACATTTCTGAAGAAAGATTTATTGGTCCGACGTTGGCATGAACAGTTCCACTCACAATTACATCAATTCCTGATTCCCCTAGCGATCCTGATGCCCGGGCACCTGTTTGATTCCATTCGGTGACTACACCATTATCATATGATGCAGTTACCCAGTTTGCTATTCCTACATCTGTGTAACTTACAACATCGTATCCAGGTCCTTCATCAAACTTTTTTGCTAAAGGAAAAGTTATTATCTTAAAACCTTTTGGCGTTGTTTGACCTCCATATATGTCACATAATTTCAATTGAGCAGAAAACGTGTCATCACCAATGTCAATAATTTGACTGTTGTGCATCTTTGTAACTTCACTTAAGTCAAACTTAACCAACAAGCGTGTTAACTCAACTGGATTTGTTGTTCCGGCTAGCGTCGACTCATTGTAAAGTTTAAATAAATCTAATGTTCCTGCTTGACCTAAATTTGCATCTGTTGCTCTAAACCTGTTGTTGATAATTTTATTAGTTATATATGTGTCTTTGCTTGCTGATAGAATTCTATACATTATAACACGCTCCCGACTATATCATCATTTGGAAATCTTATTTCGAAAATACCTCCTGGGGGAGGAAACATAAAGCCTCTATCAATATTTCTATTCGGTGAATATCGAAAATCAGAATATATTCTATCTTCGCTCATTCCTGCTATGTTAACAAATTTAAGACTAAGTAGAGATATTACACCAGTACAGTTTAATATGATATTTTCAACTTCTCCAATTAAAATAGGTTGATCAATTTGAAAATTCCTAATATTAAAGTAAGCTTTTAATTTGCTGTTGACTGCCTGCAGGACACCTAATTTGCTCATTCCTTTTGACAACGAGACAGAATATTTAATGCCGATATTTATAATAGCAGCATCTACAATGTCAACTGCATCTGATATCAATCTAAATTTACTCAAGTAAATTGACATGTTTTCTTTGAGTGTGTCCGGTGACAATATTAGGTTTCCTTGGCTATTTCTTGAGACAACAAATAATTGTGTTGCAAGAGGATTGTTTGGGTTGTCTCGAACAGATGCTCTAAAGACTTTTCCAAAATTAGTAGGCATATTGTATATCCTTGCCAGCAAATCTTCTCTCGTCACAACTCTTTTCTGTAGCGTATTTGACAACAATCCGATTGTTCTAATTTGTTCTAAGGTTGGTGAATTTTCTCCACCAAATGCCGCTGTTTCGTTCGTCACAGAAGCCGTACGCCTTATTGACGACATTATAGAGCCAGGAGTGTTGCTTTTAAATTCTGTCCTTAGCTCGTCAATGAGCTTAAGTTCTCCAGGGTCAATGTTATGATTAACACCACCGCCATAAGAATATTTAATAGATAAAGTCGTATTTCTTGGAGCGATCCCTAGAGTGTTTGTTGTCAGAAAGCTATTAGGATCTATTGCGATTCTTGTAAAAGTCTTTCTGTCACCAAACAGCGTCACAGCATGATCACTCGGATCAGGTATTGCATCCTCCTCAAAAGTATCTTCATCTCCTGACCCGAACCTTATAGTTGTTAATCCAGTTATTGATGAGTTTACCTTTATAAACCTTTTAGGTGCAGGTAACATTTTTAATCTGTATGGGACAAGATCTAGATCTTTTCTAGAATTTAGCTCTTTCAAAAAAACTGTATCTTGTGTTAGTGAATCAACCTCGTAATATTCATCACCAGAAGAATCTCTAATGTAATCTATAGAATGAACGCCAGGGTTTCCTAATGTTATTGTCCTAAAGGGTATACGTTCATTTCCTATTGCAATGTTTTCAACAACAAATTGAGCACTAGTGCAAAATCCCTCTGCGGTTATTACATAATCATCAATTACACCGTCAGTTATGCTATTTGGGGTGATGTCGACTAGAAGGTCTCCTGCAAAATCTTTTTTCGCAAAATCTATGGTCTCTACTAAATAGAAATTAATACCACCTTGTGACGTAAACTTTGTACCTGCTAATATCTTGGGCAAAAAGTTTTCATTTACGACTCTTAAGCCATCTATTGTTGTCGCAGGAATTATCAATCTGACTTTTGCAAAAACAAAAGCAGGTGATGCGCCTTCGATTTCTATTCCAGTCTGAAGTGCTAAACTTTCAATATTTTTTGGTTCTATCGCAGTTGACAAATTTAATTCATTGAATTGATGATCTAAATAATAGGACAAAGAATCTCCGACATACGAAGCTACATCTATAAACATTCCTGCGACTGAACTTTCTGAAAAATCAATTATTTTATTACCATAATGATTTTTAGCGTAGTTAACAAGTTCTGCCCTAAAGCTTTCAAAATCTTTCGCAAGATATGATATGTCTTTATTCTTTTTAATTTGTTTTTTTACGTTTTTTGCCATTCTTAACCACCAGAAAATATTACGACTTCTAATCTTTGATCTCCGATCTTAAGCCTAGGTATATCAAAGACGATTCTTAAAAGTATTGCAGCCATATCACCTCTATTTTTTAATTCATTTTCGCTTTGCGCATTTGCATAATCTAATATTTCGATATTGTTAATTTGCAAAAAAGGCATGTATGTCTCTATTTGTTCAGTAATTACGCCTATAATGACAGACTCGTAATCAGGAATCGATGTAAGATCAAATAAAAAATCTCTAATTCCGCATCCGTACTCAGGCATGCCTAAGCGCTCACCTTTTTCTGTCAATAATAGGTTTCTTAAATTATCTTTTAAATGAATCACAGGATTGTCATTCATGTGAAATAATTGCCTACCTGATTTCTTACTAAATTCCAAAGGAGTTTTGATGCCTATTGGTCTAACTGCTGGATCTTGGCCTACATTCGTTACAATCCTATCTGTAGTTTTAAAACCTGAGCTTTTAAATTTAAAACTTGACATAGTACTTCCTCTGATACGTTATTAATTATCTGCAACAGAAAAAACTACAACAAGATAGACTCTTTCGATGATTCGGGAGTAGGTGATGGTGCGTTTTCTTCAAAAGCTTTTATAATATCCATAACTGCTTTTATAGCAGCTAGCGGAGGCAGAGGAATCAGGCCGCCTGATGCTAAAGAAACTGCAGTCATTATTATACCAGTTATATTGTCAATCACAGGCTGGACTTCTTTTTCATATATTTCTTTTCCTTCACCTTCTGGGTCTTTTTTGATAGCTTCTCTTTTCTTTGCGACATCTTCCGGTTCGTTCCGGAACATTAGTGCAAGATCGATTAGCACTTCGTCCACTGTTGGAGTCTTCAGGCCCATTTTTATCCTTTGATTTTCCATTAATATTCCAAAGTCTGGCAAGGCCACTTTGTCTTCTAGTGTCTTGGCTTCTGCACGTCTCTTTTCTGCCTTTGCAATTTCTGCTTGAATATTTTCTTCTGCTGTTATCTTAGGATCTTGTTCAGACATTTATTCTCCTTTTATTAATGATGACTTGAATTTAGGTAAGTCTTGTGATATTGAACTTAACTCTGCTATGATGTCAGGCAGTGCATCATTCGCCAACCCCAGTAGTCCTGGATGAGGACCATCGAAACCTAGGTTTTTTGCAGTACCTGCAAGTAAAAGACCTCCGCAAAGAGTATCGATAGCTGCTATTATTCTATTCAGAGCAGCCTGTAATTCATTACCCTTGACAAAAGGTTCCATTCCCGCAACGCCACCTTCACTTTCTACTTTGCCTTCTTTCGATCCTATTTTAACACTGCCGTCATTATCTATTTCAAAAAAAGTTTCTCCTTCGCTGTGTTTTTTCACAACCCTGAAAGAACTTAACTCACCTTCGGACACAAATCTTATGTGCTCCGAATATCCTGCTAAGACTGCGCCGCCGTATTGTGTAAATATTTCTTGAGACAATTCTGTGTCTGCAATATTGAAAATACTGTCAATATTACAATTATTGCTCATGTACAATCTAGCGCCGCAATTTGTCGGGTCTTTGTCTCTGTTTGTGTAATAGTCTTCATCAAATTTATTTACTTCGTAATTTTCATTATTTCGAAATCTGCCCCTGGTATTTTCAACAATTGACAAAGTGTTTTTTTCTTCTGTTTGATGTTTAAGAATATCCTTTTTATCTTCTTTGAATTTCTTTGACAATTCAACTAAGTGCCTCTTTTTTCTTAAAACACATATGTCAATGGCAGGAGATAGTGGTGTCCTCGTATTATCTTTACTAACCTTTCCTGACGAGAACAAATCTTTCTCATAGCGACTATTAAGTTCTGGTGTACCGGTAAATTTTTCTGTTGTAATGTGTATCAAGGCATTATTAGAACCTTGTAACGTTAAGTCACCACACTTTTTTGCAATTTCTGGCACAGGTTCGTTTGTCAATTCATTCTTTTGTGCTGAAGATATTGAAAAGTTCGTGTTACTTTGAAAGCTTGTAAAGCTGTGCATGTCGACAATTTGTTCTTGCGTAAAAGCATCTATTCCTTCTGCTAAGGAAGAATTAGAATAAATTTCTATTTCTCTTTCATGGTTAGAAACATTAACATTGTCATTGTAATATGCACTGTGCTTCCTAGACAGCCAGTAGTACCTAGGAAAATCATCAAAAATTTCTTCTAAAATCCATACATGCTCGCCAGGTTTTATAGGCAAGGAGATATGCGGAGAAAAAAACGGGAAACAGACAATGTCTTTGTTTGTGTATATAGATTTTCCATTATCAATTATTTTGCATATAATAGAATTCCTAGGTACCTTGTGTATTAAGTTTTGTTCTCCGGAATATGATGCATCCGATTTTTGTTGTTCCTCTTCTAGCCCTTTGTAAAATTCAACGACTTCTTTTTGGTTTGAAAAGTAAGACTTTGGATCTGAAATGACTTCAACAACAATGCCGGACCTGTAAGCATATCCATTTTCTTTGGGCAGGATTGAATTTTTTCCTGAAGCACTTATGAATTTTCTTCCTTGGCCTCTTGTTAATCCCTTGTTATTGATACCGTATGTAATTGATCCTTCCATTTTAACCTACAATACTGTCGTAAATTGAGTCAGGCGTAACCGTATCTGCTTCTTCCTGTTCTTTAGCAATAAGCTCAGCTAGCTTTAATATTTGATCATTAGATTTTGACATTCTTTCAAGATACTTTGCCATCAAGGTTCCAAATTGCAGATGATTTGTTGAATTGTTTAAAGAAACTTTAATTAAATCTGTTAGCAATATATGAGCGCTTTCTCTGTCATCAATTGCATTCTGATATGATTCTTTCCATAGTAATTTTTTCTTGTCTTCTGTTCTTGCTAAGGATTCCAGTAAATCAGAAAAGTTTTTAATTTTTTCTTCTTGCTTGTTTATTTTTTCTTCTTTTTTTGACATACCTTACTCTGCAAAAAACATAAATAGATCATTATTTGTAATGTCCCGATAGTATTTTCTTAAATTAGACATAGCAATCC